CATAGAAACAAAGTATCCTGAGATGGCAAAAAGATTTAAAGAGATACTAGATGAAGAGTACAAACTCTTTTGTCGAAAGCAGCATGATTACGGAAGCGACAACATAACTCTAGGAGAAGATATTAGTACCGAGGAAGGTAGAATGGTTTCTCTTACAGCTTTAGTTGTTCGCATGAATGACAAGATTAATAGATTAAAAACTATTATAATTAAAAATAAAGGTCGTAACGCAGTTACAAAAGAAACATATATGGATGCATTTATTGATTTGTCTATATATGGAATTATAGCGCAGCTAGTAGCAGAAGACAAGTGGGGTTAATAAAAAAAACCAAGCTTAAGATAGAAGCTGCAATAATTAAAATACTACTTAAACTACTATTTAATCGGAAGTAATTATGAAATGGAAACAAGAAGAGCTTAGTGTCTTAAATCTGTATAGAGATGGAACAAAGACAATAGAGCAAATTAGAAGTTATTTAAAAAAATCTGGATACAAAAGGACTTATAAGTCTGTAGCTAGAAAACTTGAATCATTAAATATTAAAAAACCTTTAAGCAATTATAGTAACATTGATTTACCAAAGATATTAATTTTAGATATTGAAACTACACCTATGGGTGTATGGACTTGGAGTCTTGGAAAACAATATGTTGGTCATCATGCAATTATGAAAAATAAAAATGGAGCAATGATGGACTGGCATTTGCTAAGCTGGTCTGCTAAATGGTTGTATGATAGCGAAGTAATAAGTGATGTGCTAACACCTAGGGAAGCTAAAGCTAGAAATGATAAACGTATAATGAAGTCTGTTTGGAAGTTATTAAATGAAGCAGATATTATTATAGCTCATAATGGAGATAGGTTTGACCTTAGAAAAATAAATGCTAGGTTTATAGCTAATGATATCAAAGCACCCTTACCTTTTAAAACTATAGATACATTAAAGCAAGCAAGAAGAGAGTTTGCCTTCTCTTCTCATAAGCAAGACTTTATAACTAAGTTTTTAAAACTAGAAGAAAAACTAGATACAGAGTTTCAACTGTGGATTGATTGTATGAGTGGAAAACAAGAAGCTTTAGACAGAATGGAAAAGTATAATCGTGGTGACGTTATAGGTCTTGAAGATATGTATCTTAAGCTAAGGCCTTATATGAAGTCTCATCCTAATATAGCTGTAATGATTGATGACGACTGCTGCACTGTTTGTGGAAGCAATCAATTAAAAGCTACTAAAAAGTTTTATTATACTGGAAGTAGTAGGTATAGATTGTATTCATGTAATAGCTGTCATTCTCCCTATATTAGAAGCAAAAGTAGTGAAAGTAATAAAGACATTGCAAAACGCTCTGTTTCAAGATAAGCTTGACTTTTGTATGTTTTTTGATTATATTATATTATGATAACTAGAAAAATAAATAAAATTAATCATCCGATATATAGTAGTATAGATGAGTTTCGAAAGGATAACCCTAATCTATTATTAGTTAATAACTGGAGAGAAGGAACGGAAGGCAGTTGGATAGTTTCAGATGACGGACAAGTTTGTGAGGTCTTGAAACGTGGAGCAATGTCTAAAAGAGCGGGTAGTAAACAAAAAAACTATTACATTAGGGTTCCTCTCGGAACATTTATTTGTGGTGATAAAATTAAAATGGAAGGTAAGCCTAGAAGAAACCTTTATTCTTTTGGCTTGACTGACACTAGTGTCTACGAACATAAGGTCGAGAAGAAAAAGACCACACAAAGAGAATTTCTTTTTGCTCAATATGTAGCAAAGGGAGAAGATGTAGTAGAGGCTTTTGTAAAAGCATTTCCAACGAATAATAAATCGTACGCTGAAGGTCAAGCCAAAATATTAATGAAGGCTAAAAGGATTCAAAACATGATTAGAGAAGAAATAGATAAAGTATTAAGTGACGCAGATATAACTCCACTATATCTTTTAGAGCAGATGAGAGATATTGTTGACAAAAGAGATTCCAACGATAGAGATAAGATACAAGCTTTAAAAACATTAATGCAGATTAGCGGCATGATGGATACAGAAAAGAAAACAGAGTCTGTTGCAGTCTTTCAAGGTTTTACAAAAGAACAATTAGATGCTATAGGGGGTGGTAATGTCAAGGAACTTGCTTCGGTTGAAAGAGAGATTGAAAACTAAGGACTGTCATTTTTGTCATACAAAATTAATGATTGATGGTATAGTTATTCACGATATTGATATTAATCAATACTTTGCTCAATGTGTTCATTGTATGACTGTTTATAATTATGATTTTAGTATAGAACATCTAGGCGTGCCTAGGCAAATTGGATTATCCTAATGAATAAAGAAAAAAACAAAATAGCTGTTTATGGAACACTTAGAAGAGGTGAAGGCAAATTAGGTAGAATAAAAAATACATCTTTAGTGTATCCAGGTCATCAAACATTCCCAGCAATAATACAAAACTCTAAGGGCAAAGGAACTGTAGTTGAGGTTAGAGATATTACAGAAGAACAGTTAATGAGATACGATATGTATGAAGGTATTTCATCTGGTTTATACAGAAGAGTACAAACAACCGTTGAGATGGAAGATGGAACAAAAGAAGATGCATGGGTTTATGTAGCTGGAGATGAAATGATGCAAAGAAGTAATTCTTTTAAAGTAATTCAAAGTGGAGATTGGTACGATAGATAATTTTAATATAAACTCAAGCGGTCAAAAAGAAAAAGACCGAGTGCTTAGTATAGTTGCAAATGATTTAATTGCATTTGGTCAGCTATTTTTACCAGATGATTTTATGAAGTCATCTCCAGCTCCATTTCATTATGAGGTAGGTAAAAAACTTTTAGACCCAAAATCAAGAAAGATGTGTATTGTGCTTCCTCGTGGTCATTCTAAGTCTACAATGGCTAAAGCAGCACTGCTGCATAAAATATATTTTAATCCACAAGGAAAAAAAGAATTTGCAGCTTGGGTATCTGAAGAACAGGGTCAGGCTGTAGACCATTTAAAATATATTAAAAACCATATGGAATATAACAACGCATTAAATTATTATTTTGGAGATATGGTTGGTGACAAGTGGACTGAAAAAGAAATAACTACTAGTAGGGGTGATAGAATTATAGCTAAGGGTACTAGTCAAAGATTGCGTGGTAGGTCTGAGCTTGGTACTAGGTATACAAAAATTATTCTTGACGACTTTGAATCAGAATTAAATACAAAAACTCCAGACAGAAGACGTGAAATAAAAGAATGGTTAATGTCTACTGTCTATCCTTCTTTAGAAGAATCAAAAGGCAACGAGGGCTCTATCTGGTTAATTGGCACTATCGTACATTACGATTCAGCATTACAGGCTATATATGATGGATACCTCGAAGCTAAAGATAAAAAAGAAGAGTACACTTGGGATGTTGTATTTCATAGAGTATTAGAAGACGGTAAACCTCTTTGGGAATCTTATTTTAATAAAAAGAAAATAAATCAAATACGAAGAGATTATGAAAATGTAGGACAACTACATAAGTTTGCTCAAGAGTATATGAATGATGCTAGGGATTTAGCAACTGCTAAGTTTAAAATAGATAAAATACAACGCCATGATTATGAATTAGTTAGTAATTCAAATCAATGTTATTTAAAAACTGGTGATGAGGTAATACCTGTAAATGTTTATATGGGAGTAGACCTAGCTTATGAGTCAAATGCTCACAACGATTATCAGGTAATTATGGTTACTGCAGTTGATAGCGATAAGAACTTTTATGTGATTGATTATTACCATGAACATTTACCTCTTTACGAGATGCCACAAAAGATTTTTGAACTAGCTAAACTTTACTCTCCTATAAGGAGAGTAAATGTAGAGCACGTTGGAGCACAAGGAATAATCAAAGATTCTGTTAATCAAATCAGTGGTTATGATAGAAAAATGGCTCCTGGAATAGCTAGAGGGGTAAGGCCTCCACAGGGAATAAAAAAAGAAGATAGAATAGAATCATCGTTATGTCCTATAGTAAACCGTGGTAAACTTTATATAAAAAAGAATCATCAAGAACTTGTAGACGAAATGTTTCACTTTCCAAAAGGAAAGCACGATGACCTACTAGATGGTCTTTGGTATTCAATAACAAATGCCAGAGCTCCTCTTAGTAAAAGCTTTGATGCTGCTAATTTTCACTTAGAAGATAGTGAAGATAAAAAAAGTAAAAAGAAGTCTTCAATTAGAAGTTGGATTACAGGGCAAAGAATTTAAAAAAAACACTTGACTTTTAAGGTGTTTTTCGTTATATTATATAGTATATATATTAAAGGAGTTTAACTATTAACTACGTAGAAACTTTTGCAGAGAACGACGAAGCTCAAAAGAATAGAGATTTATGGAGAAGGTGGAGAGACGCAAGGTCTGATTGGGAAGTAGAAGCACGAGATGCTATTGACTTTTCTTTAGGCAATCACTATTCTTCAGAAGAGTCAGATATGCTTCAATCAGTGGGGCAAGGTGATTTTATTATTGACAGAGTTTACGCTGCTGTTGATAAATTAAAATCTCTTCTTACTTCTCGCAATCCAAAATTCTCAGCAGTAGCTAGAGAAGATTCTGATTACAAACTTGCTAATGTTTGGAGAACAATGTTAGAATATGTTTGGGATATATCAGATTGCAATACTCATTTTAAACAAGTAGTACACGATTACTCCGTAGCTGGTCTAGGATATTTTTACGTATACCTTGACCCAGAAGCTGATTATGGTAGGGGTGATGTTAAGATTACACACATAAATCCTTTTAGAATATATGTAGACCCAGCCTCAAGAGATAGATATTACGCAGATTCATCTGCTATGATTTTATCTACAATACTTACAAAAGACCAACTCCTTGGTTTATATCCACAGCTATCTGAAATGATTGATAGCATAGACTCATCTAGCGATGAAGAAGACTACCCATCATCAAAACGCAAAAACTCATCAGCATCATTTACTCCTGATGTCACAAAAGATTACGATAGGGGTGGGTATGAAAAGTATAGAATATTAGAGAGATTTGAAAAAATTAAAGTTCCTTTTTACAGGATATTTAATAGAGAAACACAAGAAGAAAAAATAGTTGACCTAGATACATTTCAAAGCATAGCTGAGGAAAATGGTCATCTTTTAGAATCGGGACTGGTGGAAGCTGTAGAAGTTCTACAGACACGTATTCGCCATGTAGCTACAGTCGGTCAAGTTCTCCTTTATGAGCAAGTTCTCAACACCGACGTTTATCCTATCGTACCAGTCCCAAATATTTGGACTAACACTCCATATCCAAAGTCTGATGTCACAAAAGTAAAAGACTCTCAGAGATTAATTAATAAATTATTCTCACTAACATTGAGTCATGCTCAGGCTTCTGCTGGATTAAAGTTATTGGTACCTGAAGGAAGTGTAGATGATATAGGTCAGCTTGAAAGAGACTGGGCTAATCCAAATGCTGTTATAGAATACAATCCAGAGTTTGGAGAGCCTCACTATCCAGCGCCACAGCCACTAGCTTCTGAGTTTTATAATTTAATTTCTAGAGTAGAGTTTTATATAGATTTAAATTTTGGTATCTCAGAACTTATGCAAGGGTTTAAGTCTGGTGCTCCAGACACAGTTAGAGGTACTTATTTATTACAAGAAATGGGAGAAAGTAGAGGTCGCTCAAAATTGAGAGACATCGAAGGAAGCTTGGATATACTTGGTAAAGTTGTTTATAACTTTGCTAAAGGACATTACAAGTTTAAAAAGACTTTTAGAATTGTGCAACCTAATAATGATATTACAGAGTTTACAATAAACAATAGAATGTATGACGACAAGACGAACGAACTAATGACTATTGAAAACGATATCGCATTAGGACAGCACGATATTCGGATAATATCAGGCTCAACGCTACCATCAAATAGGATGGCTGAGTACAATATGTATTTAGATGCGTATAAGTTGGGCTTGGTAGATGATGTCGAGGTTTTAAAGAAAACAGAAATCTACGACAAAGAAGGCGTATTGCAACGTAAAGGTGCTATGCAACAAATGCAAGGTTATATTAAACAACTAGAATCTGAGGTTAAAAAACTAAGTGGTGATTTACAAACTTCTGAGCGTGAAATGATTAACGCTAGAAAACAAACCATCACTCAGAAATTCAAGAGCAATCTTGATACAGCCCTTAATCAAATTAAGGACAAAGAAAGAAAAAATCTCAATAAGATGGAAAATATAATTGATAAAGCAGATTTACAATCCAGGTATGGAAGCAATGCAAGTGAAGGCACGGATACAGAAGAAGGCGTTGAAGGTTAACATTAAAAAGAGTCAAGTCTTGTCTGGGGATATCGAAAGGTAAAGTCCAATTAGGAACAAGAAGATTCGGAAAGGAAACATGGAAAACCAAACAACACAAGAGCAAAAAAGTAAAACTTATGAGGATAAGCTAGCTGATGACCGAAAAGGTCTGGACATAACAATGCCAGACGTAGAGGTAGTTAGTAAAGAGGTTCCAGTTGATAACAGCATGGAAACTCAAAGCGAGGAAGTTAATAAAGTTCCTAGCGAAATTACAGCAGAAGGAAATGAAGAGCAAATTGAATATGCTACTGATTGGGAAAATGAAACTAGAAAATTTCAATCTATGTACGATAGACAAAAAGCTGAATATGATTCACTGCAAAAACAAGTTAATTCCTTAGAACCTTTACAACAATTACAATCTGTTTTAGAATCAAGACCTGATGTAGTTCAGGCGATTCAAGAAAAATTAGAAGGTAAGCCTGCTCAACAAAATAATGAGAGTTCATTGGCACCAGAAGGTATTGATGAAGCCTCTTTTGACCCTTGGGAAGCCTATTACAAACCTGATTCACCGTCGTATAAGTTACGAGTTGGTCAGGAAAAAGCTTTGGTTCAGGAAGCTGTTTCAGAACAGATGTCTGGAATCCAAAGTCAGGTTGCTATGCAAAATCTGAAAAATGAATTGAGACAAAATTACGGTATTACAGATGATGGAGAAATGGAAGACTTTATTCAGTTTGCTACCAATCCAAGAGAACAACTACCTGTTGACTTTTTGATTAATGTGTACAGACAATATAAAAATAAAGATAACCCACAACCTATGGATTCTGAAAATTTAGAAGCTGTAAAAAATGTTCAATCAATGCCCAAGTCTGCTGGAGTTCTCCAAGGAGGAGACCCACAGAAAAAAAGCGAAATAGATGTTTCTTGGGATAGGATTTTAAAAGCAGGCAACTCTGGAAGATTACTCTAAAATAAAATAACGGAGAAAATAAAATGTCTGTTACAAAAGGAATAAAACTCTCTAGCAACGTCACAGCTGCGGCTACTGACGCTGGTATTGGTCAAGCTCCTGATAGAAGACGGTTATACGATTTTAGTGATAGAGTTGCTGAACTAGCTCCCGAAGAATCACCTTTTTTCGTATACCTCTCTCAAGTTGCAAAAACACCAACGGATGACTCTGTCTTCCGATACCTAGAGAATAGGTCAAAAATCAACATGACAACAAGAAACTTCCTAATGGCTGCTCAAGTCAATGGTGGTTCTGCTGTTACTGCTAATAGCTCATACTCTTTTACGGTAGATGCTGATACAGCTACTGGAGGAGTTGCCTCTGGTGGTACTGCAGTTGATTTTTTAATTAAAGGAATGGTATTTGTTGTTAATACAACGACTGGTGCTGAAACTGCAGGATACGCTCAAGTAATGGTAAGAGTAGAAACTGCACCTGAGTCTGGCGCATCTAGCACTACTTTTACTGGTAGAGTTATTGACGTGTCAAATTCAAATGTTTCTGGTTATAATGTTATAGCTGATAACGACGTATGTCAAGTTATTGGTACTGCATTTGGCGAAGGAACTGCTTCACCAGATACATTCTCAACTGAAATCGAAGATGACTTTGGATTTACTCAAATCTTTAAAACATCTTGCGAACTATCAAACACAGCTATTGCGACACGTTACCGTGGATATGCAAATGAGTTTGAAAGAATTTGGGCAACCAAACTTCGTGAGCATAAAGTAGATATTGAGCGTGCTATGTTATTTGGACAAAAAGCTCGTAGTGGCGGAGTTCAATATACTGAAGGTCTAGTTGGACACATTGTAAAAAATGCTAACCCAACAACCGACAATAGCGCTTTTGCATATTCATCTGGAGCACCTTACTATCGCAGTGTAGCTCAATCTGAGTTAACATACGATAGATTGCTTTCTGACTTAGAAGTTATATTTGACCCAGCTCGTGGTGGTTCATCTGATAGATTAGTTCTAGCTTCATTACCTGTAATTACCTTCTTTAATAAGTTGGGTGATGGTGCGTTTATGGATGCATCTATGGGTTCTGCTGCTAACATGGTTAATCGCTATAACTTTGAAGAAAGACAGGGCGCTTTTGGTCATAAGATTATGACTATTGATACTGTTCATGGAACTATGCACTTAGTAAAAGAACCATTGTTCAGAGGTCTAGCTTCTGGATTTATGTTAATGGCTGATATGAGCAAACTACAATACCGTCCACTAGTTGGAAATGGTTTAAATAGAGATACTCATATTATCACTAACGTACAAAATTCAGACGAAGACTTACGTAAAGATATGGTTATAACCGAAGCTGGTCTTGAAATAACACTTCCTGAGTGTCACGCACTCTACGAAGTAGAATCAGCTTAAGGAGGTTTAATATGTTAACTGATTATCTAAATGAAAATAGTGGCGCAAGTGATGTAGCTAAGAAGTGGGTTATTATCAACGAAGCTAAAACATTGACAGCACAAGATTCTGGTAAATGTTTTGGTGTCGAGCAAGATAGTGCCTACACAATTACCCTACCATTAGCAGCAGATGCTGGTGCTGGTTGGAATGCTAAGTTTGTTGTAAGTCAAGTTGCAGCAAACAAAGTAACGATTGCTAATAATACATCAGAAGATACTATTGTTGGTATGACAGTTGGAGCAGATGGCAGTGCTGGAAGCTCAGCTGAATCAGCAGTAGATGAGATTGGAATTATTAGTGGTGCACAACTTGGTGATACAGTAGAGCTAGTTTGCGATGGTACTTATTACTATGCAAAAGCTACTGCTCATGATGTAGCACATATCACTATCTCATAATCCGAATAAATAAGGATTGACAGTTTTGGATACTGTGGGGCTATTCGTACAAAGGTTTAGCCCCAAACATCCTAAAAATTTTTAAATTAAGGAAAAAAAATGGCTGATTATAATTCATCAAATACAGATGTAAAAGTTTTTGTTCACCCTGCTAAACCAGGAAGCAAATCTAATTCTGCTGGAGATATATCTAAAGATGTGTATGATTATATTGTTAGTTTAGATTCTACTAATAATGCAATTATATCGATATCGCATTGCCCTATGAATGGTGAGAGGGTAATGACAATGGTAGTTTCTGGTTCATAATGAACTGTCAACATTGTAATAAGCCTAATAAAGAGAGTTGGTTTTATTGCAGAGGATGTGGTAAAAGAGCGTCTGCTCCAAAATTTACTACAAACTCTTGGATGAGAACTGACAGAGGGGCGAGAACCGATGTAGAATTTAACACTATCGGTATGGAGGAAAGTGTTAATAAAATGAGAAACCAAGCCTGGGGTATGGATGAGTAGATTTGGAAAAGGTTTAAAAACTGTTTCTAGTCAGTCTATGACTGGAGGAAAGAAAAAAGATGTACGGCAAAAAAGGGTACGGCAAAAAACCAAAAAACAACAAAAAAAGTAAAAAGAAAAATACTAATAAAAAAGCAAGAAGATATTAATAAATGGCTTTTAAAGATAGAGTTGAAGCAACAACAAAATTAACGATTGATACTGGTCAACCTGTTACTGAAAATCAACTTACCGAGTTGTTAACTGAAGGTAGGCGTGAGGTAACAAACGCTATGCCTATGAGTATTAAAATGGCTAGACACGGTCATACAGTATCAACCTTTACAAGCACAGCTGTTGGCAGTGAGTCTGCTAACCATGAAAGTGGAGAAGTTCTTTGGGTGACTAGAAACGATGGAACGATAGACCAGCCTTGTAGAAAAATTTCTAGAAGGTTAGCTGCAAGAGCAACTGATAGCTCAGAAATGTTTGCTGCTACAGTTAACGACCCAGTTTGGTATACTAGTGGCAATCAAGTTAATGCCTTACCAGCATCTGGAAGTTGTAAGTATGCAGTTCTGCAATTTAACACTGTACAACAAAGCGATAGTGCTATAGCAGAATTTCCAGATGACTATGAATACTTAATTGTTCTTTACGCATCTATTAAATCTTTGCAAGCAGCTTTAGCAGATAAGTCTGGTAATACTGATATTACAACTGCTTTAGGAAGGGTTACGGCATCTGTAGTAAATGCAGAAGATGAAATAGAAGATGCTGGTAAAATGGTAGCTAACATTGCTTTAGGTGTTGCCGAAGTAACTGAGTCAGCAGACGATACTGACACTACTAGTTCAGAGTTTAAAACAGCTGCAGATGCAATTACAAATGCTCTAGGTCAAATTAATACTTACAACTTTGATGACGAAGATACATTTTTAACTGCTAGCTCTCAATTAACTAGGGTAAAATCAGCTGTAGATAACGCTGAAAACGTTATTAACAACAACCAGCCAAGTTCTGCAACTGATGCATATGGAGCTCAAGCAAATGAAGATACTGAGATAGTAACATCTGCTTTAAATATTGCTCAAACAGAAATACAAAGAGCTCAAACTCATTTATCTGAATGGAACTCCATATTGCAAGGAGCATTGTCTCAGGCTCAAGGTTTTGCCAGTGAAGTACAGGCAAGAGGAACTTGGACAAGCTCAAAGGCTCAGGTGTGGAATGGTTATTTTGCATCAGCTGGTGCTTATGCTCAAGCAGCTCAAACGTATTTAGCGTCAGCACAAGGTTATATCAATGAGATTCAAACTAGACTTGCTGTAGATAGCACAGAATATTCTTGGATGGAAAAACAACAAGCAAAATTACAAATTGATTACGAAAAAGGTATTCAGATTATGAGAGGAGATTATAAATCATGACAGTTGTAACAATAACATCAACAGCTTCTTGGTCAGTTAGTACTCCAACTACAACTGCTTCTTGGACAATTGTGGTAATTTAAAGGATTAAAAATGGCTGTACATAAATTAACTATTAAAGAAATTTTATCTAGAGTAAGAGAGGTTTTTCCTAATGCTCCACAAACTTATATGATTAGCTTAATTAACGAAGCGTTGGTTGAAGCTGGAAGATACAATACTAAAGTAGAGTATGCAAAAACTACTACAGTTGCAGACCAGCAATGGTACGCAATTGGTGATGAAAGTGGAGCAGATATTAACAAAGTATATCGAGTTGATTTTATGGACTCAAGCGGTGATTACGTTAAAATACCTAGATTATTAAACAATGAAATACAAACAATGGATATAGACTAATGGCTAGCAGTTACAATAATCCAGAAGATTTTATTGCTTGGTTTATTAAAGGAGATAACCTGGCAATTGTTACCACTAATGGGAGTGATGAGGGTACAGTTCACCATAGATTAGGTGATTATAAACCTATTGATGAGGCTGTTACTAATGGAGTTTTAGTGCATTATTATTCTGAGCCAAATGCTGCTTTAGGAATACCTGGAGCAACTGGTATAGATGCAAGTCCAGACTTAGATAATACTATGCACTCATCATTAGTTGATTATGTAAAATTTAGATTATACCAAGATAAAGCTGGTACATCACCAGATGGAAATATATCTTCAATTGCAATGGCTATGGCTAAAAACCATGAGAATAAATGGAACGAAGCTATAAGAAGATTTGGTATGAAAAAACGGGATAAGACTGGCGGCCCAAGAAGAATTATGCCAGCAGATTTAAGATAGCCCTAGAGGCGGTGGTGGAGGTTTAGGAGTATAATATGGCATTTCCAGAATTTCAAACAAAAGAAGTTTTAAACAAAGTTTTAAACACGGATAAAGATGCGTTAAAAGTAGATATAGATAACGTCACCCTTACAACAGAGGGTGGAGATGTAAGCGTAGAAGTTGATTTAGACAATTCAACAGACGATGTTCTTGTTTATGGTAATGATGGTTCAGCAAATAGAAAATTAACAACAGATTCAAGTGGTCATTTACAAGTAGATGTTCTTACTACTCCAACCGTAACAATATCAGACGGTGGAGGTACAATTAGCATAGACGATGGTGGTGGTAATATTTCTATTGATGACGGTGGAAATTCAATAACAGTTGATGGAACAGTAACTATATCGGATGGTGGTGGAACTATAAGTATAGATGATGGCAGTGGAGTTATAACTGTTGATGGAGACGTTGCAGCTACTACTCCTGTTGACTCATTTACTGGTGCAAGTTTTTCTAGTAGTAGCACTACCTATGCTGATGTCAGCGGTGCGGACTTACAAACTACAACGCAAGGTTTGTTTAGTTATGTTATAGATGTACCTGGAACTTCTTCAACAACTGTAGTATGTAAAGTTCAAGTATCTAACGATAACAGCACTTGGATTGATGCTGAAACACCTGAGATAACCGTAGCTGTTGATTCAAAAGGTCAAATATCAGGAACTTCGTTTTTTAAATATACTAAAATTCAAGCTAAAGCTGGTTCAGCTGCAAGTGCAGTAGCCACCATACATGGACACGCTAAATAATGCTTAGTACAATAAAATTATTATCAAGGCTCTCAAAAAAATGGAACTTCTTGAGAGCGAGTTACAATTCAACAAATCACAGGTGGGAAAGTCTTAGATAAGGAAGAAATAATATGGCAACACTCAAAGGAAAAACAATATCAGAAACTTATCCACTACTTCTTAAGATAACATCTAGTGGTGTTGATGGAACATTAAGAAATGTAGAAGATGGTGATGGAACTACTTCTGCATTACAAATTAGTACTGGGGCAATAAATGTTTCTGGTACAATTACAGCAAGTGGAAATGTTGATTTCAATGGTGATTTAGACGTAGATGGAACAACCAATCTTGATGTAGTTGATATTGATGGTGCTGTGGATATGGCAAGTACATTGGCTGTGGCAGATGATATTACTCTTGCAAATAATAAATATTATGAAGTTAAAGATAGTGGTGGTTCTGCAATAAGACTTCTTGGCTTAGACAATAGTAATAATATTTATATGGGCTTTGTTGATGATGCAACTGGAACTGGCTCATTATATCTTAGAACTGGTGGCACAAATGCTCTGACCATAGATAACTCACAAAACGCTACTTTTGCAGGTGATGTTAAATTACTTGGAGCAAGTTCTTATGCAAGAGATTTAACTTTTGCACACGGAGCAACTAATTATTACTGGAGAATGGGATATACTGATGCAAGTAATGGTAATACTCTTGCTTTTATAAATAGAGATGGTGGTTCTGAGCAAGAAGTAATGAGGATGGATTATAATAAACGAGTAGGTATTGGCACGACAAGTCCTGCAAGTTTACTTCATATAGAAAGCGACTCAGCTGACCCTACGCTACGAATTACAAATAAAACTGCTGCTGCAATTAATACTGGGCCAGATATAGAATTTTGGAATAATCCTTTTACTGGTAGTACAACTAACTCTTATGAGTCTGGTGCGATACGAGTTCGCAAAACTAGTGGTTCTGATAATAACCACGACCACTATATGTCCTTCGAAACAAGAAAAAATAGTCCAGAAGGAATAAACGAGCATATGCGTATCACATCTGCTGGCAACGTAGGTATAAATGAAACAAATCCAAGTGGAAAACTTGAAATTGTAGGCGCATCTGATGACCAATTATTTCTTGATAGTAATTCTGCTACAGCTAATACAGGTATTTTCTTTAAAGAAAATGGTCAAGATAAATGGGAAGTCTATCATCGTGGAGCAACAGAAGATTTTAGAATTTACAATTATGTTAATAATAGTTTTGATTTTGTAATTACATCTGATGGTGTTGTATCTACTTCTGGAGATTTTCAGCCTGGTGCAGATATTCAGTTACAGAATGGTAGAGGTATTAGTTTTTCTAATATGCCTAACAATGCAAATATGACAAGCGAATTGTTTGATGACTACGAAGAAGGTACAATATCTACATCTGTAAATGGCATAACTGCATCAACAAATGATGTATCAGGAACATATACTAAAATAGGTCGCCTTGTTCATTTAGAAGTTCGTGTTACTATTAGTGGTAAAAGTGGAGGCACAGGCAATCCTTATATATTGTTACCATTTAATGCAAGTGGAGCAGGTATTGGAGCATCTATTGTTGGGGCTCAAATTTCTAAAAATACAATTATAACAGGTGGTAGCCCTGCTTACTTAGGATTGTATGGTAGCACTAATCAGATTTACGCAAATGATGTAAGTGGTAATTACATAGGTGATGGTGATTGGGGAAATGGTGTAATGGGTTTTAATTTAGTATATAATACATAATAATTTTAATTGGATAATTAATAAGGAATAGATTATGGCTTTAACAAAAGAAGTAATAGAAGATAAAATAGAAATAGTTGGTGAATATAAAGCAGTTCAAGTAAGAACAGCTACTGTTGTCAAAGAAGATGGTGTAGAATTAACGCGTTCATTTACACGAAAGGTTTTACAGTCTTGTACAAAAAATGATGATACTTGGGCAGATACAGACATATCTGGTGAATCATCAGAGGTTCAAGGTATCTGTAATGCAGTATGGAGTGATGATGTTAAAACAGCATATAAGGCTTACATAGATTCACTAGATGCGTAAAAAACTAAATCAATGGGCAGATGCAAGTAAAATACTAAACGCTATGGTAATACTTGGTTTTATAATAGCATTTATGGTAAGCATATTTAGTTGTCAGGATTACCACATAGGTAAGACACGAGAAGAATTAGCACAAGAAATGTTTGAGTTAGATAGCTTAATGAGAAAAGTTATTTGGAAAGCAGATAGTTTAGGTATATATGAAGAGCTTTATATAAATGCTCAAAGAATCAATAATGGTAGTAATTAATGATTGAATTTATTGTAGGTCTTTTCTTTGGATATGTTATTAGTGGAGATGTAGGTGAACCTGTACCTTCACAGATAATTACATATACTGATAGCACACAAGTTGTTAAAGTCTATAGGTCAGATTTTCAAGGATATAGATATTATCCTAATTCATTAGCTATCGGTTGGAATACAAGTGATTACAGGTATTGGAAAACAGACCAGTTTATAAAGCCTGTATATAGAAAAAGAATAGTTGTAAACAAGAAGCCAAAGCCAAGACCAACGGAGAATAAAGAATGAGCGATTGTTGTTGTTGTTGTGGGTGTAAGAAGTGAAGCCAATAGGACAAGATTCAAGTCTTAACATTAGTTTGCCTATGCTTTTTCAAGCAGTAGCAGTAATTGGTGCAATGGTCTGGGGATATGGTGAGCTAAATGGTCGCATATCATTTCTTGAATACCAAGTAAAGATAAACGAAGAACATATTACAGCTATAGAAGAAGATGCTAAAGCTAGTCAAAATGCAGAGATACCTGCTGACATAAGGCAGAATGAAAAGATTGAAGTTCTTGAAAGAGAATTAGAAAGATTAAGAAATGGCAAACGCAATTAATACAGATAGCACTATCTCGCTCAGTGTGGCGATGTTAATTAAGGTTGGCTTTCTAATTATGGTAGTTACTGGCTCTTGGTATCAAGCTCAAATGCAATTTGCAGAACATCAAAGAAAAATTGAAGATTTACAAAATAAAGTTACTGTATTAACTGCTAGTGTGGAAGGTATGGAATCGCAACATATACAGAAACTTGAGGAAGAAAACAAAACCCTAATGCAAAAACTAGGGTTAAAAAGATAAGGAAATATAATGGCTAATAAAGAAAATAAAAAAGAAAATGCCCCAATGTTAAACCTTGATGGAAAAGAATATGATATTGACTCAATGACTGATGACCAAAAAGTTATGGTTAATCATATTGCAGACCTAAACAGAAAGATTGATACAACAACATTCAATCTTCAGCAATTGCAATTTGGAAGGCAGTCTTTTATTGAGGCTCTTAAAAATGCTTTGACTGAAGAGAAAGAAAAAGAAAATGGAAACTAGAATTAACACTATTGATAGAGTGATAAGTGAAGATGGATTGTCTGATGTTTGTAAGACAGTTCACTATTCGTTTGTTAAAAATAAAACAGTAGGCGAAGGCGATGATGCGGTTACTTACTCTGCATCAAGTATCGGTACAGTAGGTTTAAACGCTCCAGACTCTGAAAACTTCACAGCTTATGCCGACATCACAGAAGAAGATGCGCAAGGATGGGTAGAAGCTAAAATAGGTGCAGACAGTCTTGCAGAAATTGAAGCAGGTTTAGATGCACAAATCGCAAAACAAGAAACACCAACAAGAGCAACTGGAAAACCTTGGTAGCATGGCAAAGAATCTTAAAAATGTAAACCTTAATGGATTAAGTGCAATGCAGAAAAAACAAATGCAGAAACACAAAGTTCATCACACTAAGAAACATCTATCTATGATGGCTTCTGAAATGAGAAAAGGTAAAACTTTTAAGCAATCACATAACAAAGCACAAAAAGAAGTTGGTAAGTAATGATTGAAACGTACGCTGAATACGGTGCTATTGGAGTTATTGTATCATTATTTGTAATGATGATAGTAAATCTTATGAAGAGTCAAAGAACCCAGAATGAAGATTTAGATGTAATACGTCAAGAAATAACTAAGATAGAATCTACTATGGAGAATGTAGAGGGAATAACAATCAAGTTAATAGAGAGATGGAATAAGTCAGACGATATAAGTGCTCGACATAGAGAAGATATCGTAAGAGAATTAAATGATGTAACCGATGATTTAGCGTACCTTAAGGGTCGTATTAATGGAAAGGCTAGTTGACAAATGATAGATTCAACTAAAGCATTAGCTAATGGTATGATTGGAGTAGGTGTTTGGTGGACTAATCTACCAATGTTACTGCAAATGGCTGTTTCTATTGCAACTTTAGTATATTTAATAGTTAAAACAAATAATGAAATTAGGAGAAGATAATGGGTTTAAAAGAAATGTTAGTAGCTGCAGCTGAAACTCAAGCAGATTCAATTAAAAAACAAATGGTTGACCAGCTTACTTCAGACGAAATGGCTAAGACAATCGCTACAAAAATTAATGAGAAGATTGATATTCCATTTGTAAGCGAAGATAAAGAACAAATCTTTTTTGAGAAGTGTGTTGACGTTGTTACTGACCTAGTAGAAGGTTTAATTAAGGGTAAGTAATGCCAAGATTTAGTAGAAATAGCAAACACAAACTATATACTTGCGATGAGAGACTGGTTGGATTGTTTGAAGAAGTTGTTAAGGGTTTTGATTGTACAGTATTAGAAGGACATAGAGGACAAAAGGCTCAAGATGAAGCATATGATAAAGGAAATAGTAAGCTTAAGTTCCCAAATGGGAAGCATAATAAAAGTCCCAGCATTGCTGTTGATGTTGCTCCTTACCCTATTGACTGGCATGATAGGGATAGGTTTCATTACTTTGGCGGCTACGTTCTTGGAATTGCTAAACAAATGGGACTCAAGATAAGATGGGGTGGAGACTGGGATATGGACACCAAAACCAAAGATAATAAGTTTGACGATTTAGTACATTTTGAGATAAAGGAATAATGCCTAAACAGTTTAAAACATATACACGTTTTGATGGTGGTCTTAACACTAAGACTAACTCACGCTCTATTGCTGATAACGAACTAGCTCAAGCTAATAATGTTATTGTAGATGAGTTTGGCATAGTTAAGTCTGCTGGTAAAGTTACAGATAATACAAGCGATTATAATTCTAATGAAAACTTAAGCTTAGATGCGTCTCAGCCTGGATTTGGCTTATTTCAAGCGAGAATGGACTACACTGGAGTTAGTGGCTCTGGAACTAATACATCTACAATAAAGACATTTTTGGCTGATACAGATGCTACTTCTGATACTAGGATACATGTAGCTGATGGTAGTGGTGATTTTTCAGAAGCTATAGACTTAGGTAGCACTGCAAATGGTAAGGTAATATATGACTTAGCTGATGGTGTGGTAAGAGTTTGTGATACTAATTTTGGTTCTGGTAATAGTGTAAAATGGTATGGGTATGTAAATAAAAAGTTATGGCTAGACGATAGCTTAAGCCAAATAAATGTTGGAGGAGGCAGTGCTCAAACAGTAAATGAATGGGTAGTGTCTGACGCTCCACCAAAACAACCATTTGCTGGTACAGCTGCAACTGGATTAGTTAGCGCTGTTCTTGGAATTGACGATACTCTTGAAGGTCAAGCCAGTGGAACTACGGTAACACTATCAGGCTCAACCACAATAACAGATACTGGTAACACATCTGGAACAGACACTCAATTAGATACTGGTTTATATGTTCTTATAAACGGCCCAGGCGCTGATACAGTAGGAATAGTACAAAGGAATAGTAATACAGAGCTAATAATAGATTCATCTAAAACTTGGAATGTTCTTGGCTCTGATACAAAACTATATATAGCTCCTGATGCTGGACTTGGATTTAATCTTCAAGCAATAGCAACTGGAAGTGATGGTAGTATACCAGCTGGTACGTATGAGTTTGCTCAAACATTTATTTACGATGGCGCTCAAGAGTCGTTGCCAACCTTAATGACTGGACTAACAACTATTGCCACTAATAAAAGACTTGACCTCTCTATTATAGCTTCGCATGGTTATGACAAAAGAATTACTGGTGGTAGAATATATTTTAGAGATTCTACCTCTAAGGGAGATTTTCAGCTTTTAGCAGATATAGATTTAACCTATGGTTGTAGAACAAATTTAGAATCTAAGCACGTTGGTTGGTCAACTATATATTCTTCAGCTTCTTTTTTGTTTTGTACTGTTTCAATACAAGACCCAAATGCTGATACATATAGCTCTTTAAATGGATATAACGCTGATTTATCTAGCATATCAATAGGCAATACTGGAGAAGGGTATAAGACTAGCGTAGTGTCAAACAGAAGAAGGTTTGTAGCTAATGTAAAGTCTATTAATGACAAAGGACAAACAGTTGTTCAGTCAGATAGATTAATGTATAGTGAGATAAATAAATTTGATACATTTCCACCTTTTAACTTTATTGATTTAGGTGCTAATGATGGAGAAGACTTTGTAAAGATAGAGTCTTATGCTGATAGATTGTTAGCATATAAGAATAGAACATTGTATGTTATTAACGTGGGTGGTGGTTCTGATACTCAATGGTTTTTAGAGTCAGAGCATAAAAATATGGGAGTAGACTTCCATGCAGCAGTCGTAAAAACAGACTTTGGAGTTGCCTGGGTAAATAAAAATGGTTTATTCTTTTACGATGGTTCACAGATAAGAAACTTGCAAAGCAAAATACTTGAATCAGATTGGACAGGCTTTGTAAACGATGATACTATGATTGGATATGAACCAACTCATAAACATTTAGTTATAGTTAGAGATGCTGCAGCTTCTGGTGGTACAAGTGGTGATGCTTATGTTTATAGTTTTATTACAAACAGCTTTACTTTTGTAGAAGATATGGTTGATAACTCTGTAAAAACTAATATTATTACAGACCTACATAATAATATGACTTTAGGTGTAGGAACAGATGAGTTAGAATCTTATGATGGAGAGCCAGATTCTGGAGCTACATTTGACATAAAGTTAAAAGACGATGACTTTGGTTTTCCTAATATAGTTAAGAAGATTTACGGTGTAACTGTAGAATATGCTAGTGGAGCATCTAATAGTAATGGTGTTAAATATTTTTATACAAATGATAGTGGTACAAAGCAAGGAACTGCTAATGCTGGGACTTTAGCTAGTACAAGCAATGACTTAGATGTAAATAGAATTACATTTGGTTCTCCATTACTAGCTTCTTCTTTTCAAGTTCAGATAGATTTAGATGGAAGTAGTATTCAAAAAGTAAATAGTGTTGGTGTAGAGTATAGACCAACACTAT